TAGCAACCCCCGCCTGGCCTACCTGGCCGCGCAGGACGCGCAGGCCATCGACAAGAAAGGCCGGGTCAACTGGGCCGCCTTGAAAGAGGCCGCGCCCGAACTGTTCAGAGGAAAGCAGCCTGCCCCCGGTAACGCCGGGGCGGGCACGCAGCAGCAGCCGCCCAAGGGTGCGTCGATGAACGAGTACATTCGCCGCGCCACGGGGAGGCAATAGCTCTTAGGAGGCTACAATGCCGTTCAACAGCATGATCTCCCGCGCCGACAAGGCCGCCCTCATTCCTGAGGAGGTCAGTCGCGCAGTTTTGCAGTCCGTCAGCGAGGAAAGCGCCGTGCTGCGCCTGGCCCGCCGGCTCCCCAACATGAGCCGGGGGCAGTTGCGCATGCCGGTGATGTCCGCCCTGGCTACGGCCTATTTCGTGGATCCCACCGACAGCGGCCTGAAAAACACGACCGAAGTCAACTGGGCCAACACCTACATCGACGCCGAGGAAATCGCCGTCATCGTCCCCATCCCGGAGACCGTCCTCGACGATGAGGAGTATGACATCTGGGGCGAAATCAAGCCCGAACTGACCCGCGCTTTTGGGGCCACTATCGACGCCGCGATCCTCTACGGCACCGCCATCCCCGCGTCCTGGACCGTCAACCTGGGTGGGGCCGGCCTGGTCGCGGTCATGACCGCCGCCGGTTCGGTCGTCTCCCTGGCCGCCTACGCGGACCTGTACGCCGCGCTCCTGGGCATGACCGTCGCCGGTGTCCCCGGTGTCTTTGGGACGGTCGAGGCCGACGGCTACGCCGTGACCGGCAGCATCGCCCCGCTGGCCACCAAGGGCCGCCTGCGCAACGTCCGCGACGCCCTGGGCATGCCCATCTTCGTCAAGTCGATGCAGGACGCCAACCGCTACGACCTGGACGGCACGCCGGTCATCTTCCCCACCAACGGCGCTATCGCCGCGGCCCAGTTCATCATCTCGGGCCAGTGGGACCAGATGGTCTGGTCGATGCGCCAGGACATGACCTACAAGATTCTGGACCAGGCCGTGATCACCGACGCCGCCGGCAATATCATCTACAACCTGGCCCAACAGGACATGGTCGCCCTGCGCGCCGTGATGCGCCTGGGGCCGGCCCTGCCCAACCAGATCAACGCAGTCAATCCCGTAGCGGCCACCCGCTGCGCATTTGCCGCGCTGATCGCGTAGGAGGTGCCCGATGTCCGGGATCTTCTACCCGCTCGATTCCAACTACACGTCATTCGCGGGCGGCGCCGCTGGCGGCGTCTACACGCAGACTGACGTAGACCACATCAAGATTCCCCTCATCGCCGTGTCGCAGTATGACCTCACGGCGGCCCAGGCGGTGGTAGCCGATGTGAACTGGTTTGTGACCGACACCCACTGCAAGGTGGGGGCCTACACCCTGGCCAATGCGGTCATGCCGGGCGCGGTATCCTGCGCCCGCAACGTGACCGTGACCGTGACCGCCGACGGCAACGTAGACGTGCCGGGCACGGTCGTCGTCGTCGGTACCGACCTGGCCGACGCCGCCATCACCGAGACGTTGACCCCCCTGGCGGGATCGACCGTCCAGGGCACGCGGGCTTTCAAGACCATCACCTCGATCACCGGGGCGGGATGGGTCATCGACGGGGCAAACGACCATGTCACCTTCGGCTTTGGCGACCTGATCGGCCTGCCTGACAGACTGGCCGCCGCGACCCAGGTCCTGGCGGCTACACTGGCGACGGTATTCGAGGCCACCCGCCCCACGATCACCATTTCGGCCACGATACTGAGCGCCAACACGGTGGACCTGTCCAGCGCCTTGAACGGCACCGCCGTCGCCATCTATTATCGGCCATAGGAGGATACCATGACCGTACATATCGAATCCGAGGGCCACGGCGGTTGCCTGACCATTCACCTGGTCGGGGCGGCTTCCGCGGCCGCGGCCGGCCTGGGGCAGATCGCTAACCCCGAGGGCCGCACCTGTATCATCCTGCGTACGACCTACTACGCCCTGACCGCCTCGACCGGGGCGGCGACCCTCTCCGTGGGCGTGACCACGACCGGGCTGGCGGCCACTGACATCCTCAACGCCATGGACGCCGTCGCCGCCACGGCGGGCACGTTCTGGAACGGACACGTCATGCAGAACGGGGCAAAGACGCAGATTGCCGCGCCGGCCATCTGGCACTCTACCGACTACATCACCTTCACCGGCAACGCCACTACCGTCGGTCTGGAGGGCTTCCTCTACGTCGAATACATTGCGGTGTAGGAGGAGGCTGCCATGGGTTACACAAAGCGCACCAGCGGCGGTTGCCTGGCCATCGACGTGACCGGCGTTCTGGCGGCCACGGGCGGGGCCATCGCCGGCGTCCCCAACCCCTGGGGGCAGACGGTTGCCATCCTGCGGAGCACGTTGTACATCACCACGCCCTCGACCGGGGCGGCCAATATCAACATCGGCGTCGGGGCCACGGCTACCACCGACTCCGCCGACATCATCAGCGCCCTGGCCGTCAACGGGGCCGTCACCGGCCTGGCCTACAACGGTCACGTCATGGAGCTTGGCGCCAAGACGAACATTGCCGCGCCGGCCCTGTGGACCAGCACCACGTTCGTCACCTTCACCGGCGACGCCTCGACCGTGGGCCTGGTGGCCACGCTGTTCCTGGAAATCGCCCCGGCCTAGGCTATGGGCCGGCTGTACTGGAGGTAGAACATGCCGAAACAGACCATTGCGGTACAGAACCTGGTCCGGGCCGGGGCAGCGCCGACATTCACGGCCTGCGCCCAGACCGACCTACAGTTTTCAAACGACGGCCACACCATCATCGAGTTCAAGAACACCAACGCCGCCACCCGTACCATTACCTGGCAGACGCCGGGCACGGTGGACGGCAACGCCGTCGCCGACCCCGTCTCGACCATCGGCGCCAACACGGGGGACCTGATCTACAAGCCGGTCCCGCCCAACGTCTACAACCAGGCGGACGGCAACGTCTACATCGACCTGTCGGCGTTCGCCGACGTGACCGTGGCGGCCTACCGCCCGTAGGAGGCGACCATGGCTGCTACGGCGGCACAGATCGCGCAACTGCGGCGGATGATCGACGAACCGGCCACCACGACCTACGCTGACGACGCCCTGGCCGGCTACATCGAGAGCCATCCCACCCTGGACTGTAACGGGCAGGAGCCGGGAAGCTGGCTCCTGTCCTCGCCGCCCGAGTGGATAGAGAACACGCTCTGGCTGCCCACCTACGACCTGGCCTTTGCCGCCGCCGACATCTGGGCGGAGAAGGCCGCCGCCCTGGCGCCGGACTATGACTTCGCCGCGGACGGGGGCAACTATACCCGCTCGCAGGCCTACGAGCAGGCCCTGAAGATGGCCCGCTATTGGGCCAGCCGTCAGGCGGTGGGGAGCATCACCCTCACCGCCTGGCCGCGGTCTGCCCTGACGGCTGAGGTAATCGGCAACCTGCGGGAGCCGGACTGATGCACACGTTCAACGGGGTAGAGCTGATCCGCCTGCGGGCGGCGCAAGAGACCAGCATGCAGGATATCTGCGTCATCCTGGCCTATGGCGAGACAACCGACACCTGGGGCAACCCGGAGACGTTCTACACCGCCGGGGCGGCCCGGGCCTGCGGCTTCAAACCTTTGTCGCCCCGGGAGGTGCAGGAGTCGGGCCTGGTCCCGACCATCCTGGCCGAGCTGCGCCTGCCCCACGACACGGCCCTGGACGTGCGCGACCGCGTGCGCATCACCAAGCGCTACGGGGAGACGCTGGCCACGGCCCTGGAGTACGAGATAGTGGGCCCGGTTCGCCTGGGCCCGTCGGGGCAGGTGGTCTACCTGGAGGCGGTGACGGTATGAGCGAGGTCGTCTCCATTCAAATCAACTGGTACACGTCTGACCTCACCATGCACGTCCTGGGGGCCAGCGACGAACTGTTGACCAAGCTGGCCCTCTACGCCGAGGGCGCGTTCAAGGTAGCGGCCCGCGTGGATACCGGCTTCTACCGCAACAGCGCCTACGTCATCGGGCCGTTCGGGGCCGACAAGGGCAAGACCTGGGCGGACGGCGAGTACAAGAGCCAGAAGACGGGCCAGATGGAGATGCGCCGGAGCGTGGCCTCAGAACCCAGCGTCCCCGCGCACGTCGCGGCGGTGCATGTGGCCGCCGAGTACGCCATCTACCGCGAGCTGGAGGACAGCACGCTGTACAACGCCGCCGAGGCGGCCAGGGCGCTCATGGACACCGGGACGACCGCCGTGTCCTGGGGGAACCGATGATCGACGAAATGGACCTGCTGCGCGACTTCCTGCTCACCGTACCCGGCCTGACCGCCCTGGTGGACGATCGCATCTATGCCGGGCGCAACGTCCCGCCGCCTGACTATAGGCCTACCACCGGCCCGGCCGTGACCTTTCGCACCCGCGGCGGGGAGGGCGATTACGAGGACGCGCTCCTGAACGAGTCCCTACAGTTCAAGTGCTACGGGGAGACGGCCGTGGAGGCCCACGAAACCTACCGCGCCCTGGTGGACGCGCTCAACCTGGCCTGTAGCGCTAACATCCTGCACGCCGAGCTGGAAGTGGCCGGGCAGCAGCTGGAAGAGCCCGAAACGCTGTGGCCCTTCACCCTGGCCTACTTTCTGGTACTGTTCCGTCAATCGTAACTGGAGGTTACTATGGCTGTTCCTGTTGTTAC